ATGTCAGCCTCAACCTCGGCACACATAGAAAGTGGAATCTCATACATCTCAACTTCGTCAGGATACTCAGCGTTGTGGCGATAAACATACTTATCATCAGCGCAAACTTCGCTGTAATGAATGTCCTGACCCGTGCGCTCTCCCAACGTAACCGCAAGCGTCTTGCGTCCCGCAATGTCTGTTAAACGTATCATGCGCTGGCATCCTCCTGCTCAACTATTAAAGATACAGTGAATTTCTTGATAATGTTTTTCCCGTAAGTACCATTTTTGCGCAACCAAGCCTTGTATCGGGAAACCTCTTCCAAGGTTTCCACAACATGCCACTGATATTCGTTGCCGCATATCATATCTTTGTTTTCCTCAATCCAAGATACTTGATAACTCATGCGCTTGGCCCCCTCATAATCCTTCGTACCAGTGGATCAAAGCGTAGGTGGTGTTTGGTGGCTACACCGTCTAAAGCCGCGATAATATAATTCGACCATACTCTACCGCGTGTGCCGTGATCGTGCGCGTCCTGCAAATCAGCCAACAACATCAACTGATCTTCAGTTAAATCATCTTGACCCCATGACGCCGCAACAGCGTCAGCAACCGACTGACTACCTGTTATACCTTGACCCTCAAGGTCTGGGCTGTAATGCTCGTCAGCAATGAACAAGCCAACGGCACACTTCTGACCGTTGTACTCACAATCATCGTCATACCCACGGTACACGCAAGCGTCATTGTTCTCGTCCAATGACGGGCCATTCATGCCCATCAAATGAACCGAAGCTGCGTCAAATATCTCTTGTGGTTTCATTTGTCATTTTCCTTTTGCTATAAAAGATAACACCATATCTAATCCCATAAAGTCCTAGTGTCAATAGCAAATGTAAATAAAATAATAGCCATTTTCACGAAAAACCGCCCCATTGATTTCATTGGATAATTTACGGTAAAAAAATCCACGTTAAATTTTACCGCGCTTAACGTAACGTAGAATGTTAAACAATATCAACGAGTTAACGATTTACGGTAAGCACGGTAAAAACCCGTTTTACCGTAGATTGTTGAATGAAATCAATACGTTATTTTACGGTAAGCACGGTACCCCCTTTACAGGGGGGTATATATACTACCCCCCCTTGATGTTAATCTAATGCAGCCAATACCGTGATAAGGACTTGCGCACTTGTGGGATAATGTGCTATTGATCGGGGACATCACAGCAGGGATTCGCAGCATGCCAAAAGTCGGGGAAAAAAATCCAAACGGGCCGTCACTCAAACCGCAGCAACAAACGTTCCTAAATAACTTCCTGCATAAAGACATGACACAAACAGCAGCAGCTAGAGCCGCAGGATATAAACACCCAAACGTGCAAGCCGTGCAACTACTCAACACACCACACGTTCGGGAACGCCTAGAAGAAATGCGCGTCGAACTAGAATCAAAGTATGGGGTCAACATAACCAAATCTGTTCGGGATATGCAGATGCTCCGCGATGAAGCGTGGGCCGCAGGAAACTATAGCGCAGCAATCAAAGCAGAAGAACTGCGCCTCAAAGTGACCGGCCTCATGGTAAACCGCAGCCACGTAACACACGAAAAAATAGACAGCATGGATAAAGACGAAATCACCAAAAAACTGCAAGTCATCATGGATCGGGCTAAAAGCCGAATGATTGATGTAACACCTGAAGCAACAGAACCAGAACACTTAACAGAAATTAGCGAAAAGCCGCACTGATCGGGGCTGGGCTTGGCGGGTAGGGCCGCAGACCCACTGTCGGGGCGTCCTGAAGGCCCGCAGGGGGCCAAGTCGGGCCTTTCGGGGGTCGGGGTACCCGAAGACTTGTTCGGGTTCTGTAGCCCCCCTCTCACAAACAAGTATTATGTTAAGTCTTTTACCCCCGGTTGCCTGCAATCGGGCCGGGATCGGGCCGGGTCGGAGAACCCGCACAATTGTTCGGGATCGGGGTTCCGGGGAACATGCCGGGTACACTCCGGGTTCCGGGTAGCGCCGGGGGTCAACCGTTGACAGACCTTGACCCCCGGCAATCACAACCCGAACAATTGTTCGCGTTTGACAAACAGGCCGGGGTCAGGCATCTTGGCGCTGCATTACCTCCTCTTGACTCAACAACTACCCCCGCTCGGCTAGGTTTCGCACTGCAACAGCGGGGGATTTTTTTTGCTTTTTATTATTTTAGTTGTTGACATGTGGGATAATGTGGGATACATGTTGTTTGTCTAGTAAATGAAAGGACAGACACATGAGACAAGAAACACAGAAAATCATGTCCGCTTTCTTAAAAGGTGAGAAGGCTTCGGCACAGCGGACTAATACGGACGGCTATAGTGTATGGCTGCACGGAAACTTGATCGCAGAGCGAGGCAAAAGTAAACTGTGGTTTACTCTCGCAGATTGGCCCACCGTCACAACGCGGGATCGTATCAACGGCCTGTTAGAACTCAGCGGTTCTGACTATCGCGTATGTCAGCGTAACCTGCGGCAGTATCTTATCAAGGACGGTGAGACTGTTCGGGAACTTGGCGACAGTGAATGGGTGTCGGTGTAAACATGATGCTTTATATGGCCTATGGCATGAATACTAATCGTCGGGCAATGGAAGCACGTTGCCCGTTAGCGAAACCGATGGGCGGGTTCTACCTGCCCGACACTCGGCTAGTCTTTCGGGGCGTTGCTGATATTGTTCGGGATCGGGACAGCATATGCCCCGTTGCGCTATGGGCCATCACGCCTAGTTGCCTAGAAGCACTGGATCATCTTGAAGGCTATCCAACGCTTTACAATCGGAGGAAGATTAACGGCGGCTGGTTAGTGTATGAAATGAATGACAAAAACTACGTCGGGCCTCCAAGTCAGCACTACTTCGACATGATCGAAGAAGGGTATCGGGACTTCGGGCTTGATGATTATTGCCTTCGGGTTGCGGCAAACGAAGCGGGGAAAACAGAAGTCGCATAAACTTTTACCCGGTGTTAATTCACCGGGTATTTTTTTGCCCGGAAGAGAACCCGAACAATTGTTCGTGTTTGTTTACCCGGAGCGCCCGGAGTCGCCCGGCCCGGTTAAATTGTACCGGGTAAACTTATTTAAAATAGTTGTTGACCTGGTGGTTGACTCATGTTATATAGGTGTTAGCAAAAAGGAGATACGCTATGAAAACAGTTACTTACGAACTTCCAGATTTTTGGGCTACCGCGCTGTTCTATGATGACACTTCTGGTTTTGAATATGAGGATGAAAAGCCTTTTCAAGAGTTTTGCGAATATATGGCAAAAGAACACGGCACTTCTGAACCAGTAGATATGGATGAAGAGCCTAGCTTTATGAAGTACCACGATGCACAGCGTTTCGGTGTACTGGCTTGTAACGTCCACAAGTACACTTTTATTGAGAACAACGGCAACCCCAACACCAGCGCAAACGTGACACTTGCTCACACAATAAAGGCATAAAGCTATGAAACATTGGGAACTGGAACACAACGACAACTATATGCGGATAGAGTGGAATGAGGCCGCAACTTTCAACTTTCAAATGCCAATCGGGGGGCAGTGGGTCGATTACCATTGCTTCACTTGCTACGGGATAGATACGGGACAAGAGGCACTTGAACACGCCCATGAGGTTTTAAATGAAATGGAGCCAGTACAATGAATAAAGTAAAGTTAGATTGGATTAACGCGGTAATGAAACGTTTTAAGATTGACCGTGAAGAAGCGGAACGATTCTGGGATCAGCAAGGATTTAAGATTTAACAATCGGGCCTGACCCTTCGGGGTCGGGCCTTCGGGATCGGGTCGGGATCAATCGGGATCGGGATCGGGGTCGGGGTATTATATACCTCGGCCCTTTATCATATCCACACCACACCACACACACATGCACACATCAAAAGAACAGAAAGGGAACAGAACGAAAAGGGAACAGAACAAAAGTAGAACAGAACAGAAAGAGAACGGAATTGAGCGACGCGCCGCGACCAAACCCGAACAATTGTTCGGCTTTCCAACGGTTTGGAAATTGACTGAATGTTTTGAAAACTGACTAATAGTTTGCAAATTGACCAATGGTAAGTAAATTGACTTATTGTTTTAAACATTGACCGTTAGTAAGTAAATTGACTCAATGTTTTAAATACTGACTGTTAGTCAGTAATTGTTTGTGAAATTGCACGTTAAAGGTGAAATTGACGTACAGGCCCAAAATAGCCCCATAGAAGCCCATTAGACGTTTGCCTATGCATAGGTCATGAAAACTCGAGTTGGCAATAATCTACTTTTTGGCGAGTGACTTGTTGTATTTTTGTCACGTTAAATAATAATCGAATTTATCATGTTGAAATCGCATTGACCGAGTAGGTTGAAATAGGGCTATATATATAAAGAGCGACACGGAATAACCCGTTCGCCTTATAGGAGAGTAAAAAATGCCAGTACAAATTGACCATGCAGTAGGCGTTGAATGGGAATTGATCGTTCAAACTGGAAACTATTCCAGTGTTCAAACTGCAATGAATGATGCAGGTTTGGAATTTATCGACGTCAAAACAGACGGCAGTGTCTATGCAAACCAACGCCCAGACCGTGACGGCAATGTCGGTGGCGAAGGTATTGAAGTTGTATTCCCGCCTATGGTTATAAACGAGGATTTCATTCAGACGCTTTCCCGTGTGGAAGCTGTCCTAAATACCTTTCAACCCTACACCAATAAAAAGTGTGGCATGCATGTCCACGTTTCAAACAGCCCCGTAAAAGCTGGTCAAGTTTGCGCGTTCAATGCAGCTTCCAAGCGTTTGCGTCATGGTCGTTATTTATCTGATCTTCATACAAATGACGTTTGGTTTGATGACCCCATCAATTCGCTTTTGGTTTGGGACGTTTGCTGCCGTTATGCAATGAACCAAACGCGCATCAATAATCATTTGGCAAAATCACGTTGGACAGGCTGGCAGCGCAATTCCTCAAACTACGGTCATTATTGTCTGCCATTCAATAAGGTAGGTCATGACGCTTTATTAGCTCTTTCAAATCCATCCATTGAAGAGACACGCGACTGCATCCAAGATCATCAACATAGTGGACGCTATAACGCAGTAAACTTGTCATGCTGGGGACGCAGCACTATTGAATTTAGACAGCATCAAGGCACGTTTGACGCCACCAAAACAGCCCAATGGTGCAGCTTATTACACCAGCTTTTCACATGGTCACACACAGAGCGTATGGCAGTGTCTGAAGACCGCACCATAGAAACCCCAGAGATGCCATTCAGACGGTCCAGAACGTCCCACAATGGCTTGAACCGTGCTGGTGTACTGTATCGCCTT